CACCTTCTTCAGTTTCATCTACTCCCCATCTTTCATTAAAACTTTGTCCTTTTGTATCTATTGCAGCATCTAGATTTCCTCCTCTCTTATCAAAAACAAACTCTAAATCTTTAGTGAGCATTTCACTTCTGCGTTTTGACTCTGCTAGTTGAGTACGCTCATAGCTAGTTAATTTTCTAAGTTTAGCTATTTCTTCATACTTAGCTATTAATTCATTTAATTGATTCAATCCAAATTGAATACTGTTTCTTTGTACAAACCATTTACGCTGACTATTATCACTAGCTCCTTTACTTCCTATTAAACCAGTAAGTCCAGAAGTAAACCAAGAACCAAAACTTTCATGTCCACCAATAAACCCTCCACCAAAATCTGTTCTCTCTTTCTCAGGTGAAGCAAGTGCTAATTCAGCTAGGAATTGTTCTTCTTGTTCTTGTACTGTTTGAAAAGCCACTCTATTCTTCGTCTAAGTTAAATGGAATATTAGCAAATAAATCTGTATTGTCTTGTCTTGCTCTCCAGAGAGAACCACCTGCATAACCTGCAGCAGACTCTATCTCTTTTCTGTGTTTCTTATAGTAGGCAACTGGATTCTTTTTAAATTCTTGAAAATGTATAGGCTTATGGGATTTAAACCATTGGTAAGCAGGATTTTGCATCCTTTGATAAGTATTTAAACCCGGTGTAAAAGCTCCTCCAATCCAAACAGATACTGCATCTTCTGCATCTTCATAATCTTTTTTATCTTTTGGTAAAAAGGTTTCAAGCTGGAATTGAAATAGCTTATTTTGTACTTCAGCTAAACCATTTAACAGCTCTATAGAACCTCCTACCTTTTTCCAAGCAGCACTCCATTGACTATCATTAGCATTATAACTATCTCCTTCTTCATAATATTTCTGGTCATCTACTTCTGGAGTAGTTACCAAAGGAGGCATTTCAATTTGTTCTAGTTCTTCTGCTGCAGCATCTATACCTAGTCCAGCTTTCTCGTAAACACCTCTTATTACATAAGCTTCTTGCCTACCATTTACAAACTTATTCATATCCGATACCCACGCAGAAGCACCAGTCTTTATTTTATTATTAATAACTGCAGCTGCTTGTGCAGTAGTCGTTATCTTCATTAATTCTGCTTCATCGGTAACAATACCATTATTTCTAAGCCAAGTCGCAATAGCTTGATGTTGTCCATTAGGTCCTTGGTCACGCTGATATTGTATTTGAAGAGTAGGTGTGTACATTGCTTTAACTCTAGCTAATTGAGCATTTTCTGTATCAATTTCCATTTTTACTGTTGCTGCTTCTGCTGTAGCTGCATCTGAAAGTTGTTTTTGAAGTTTGTTTCCTTCTTCAGGATTAATTCTCATTACTTTATCTACAGCAGCTTGTCTTCCTTCAGAAGTGCTAAAATCAGAAGTTTCGTATATCTCTTTCAACATATCTTCTTCATCTTGAAAACCAAATAGTTTACCTACTCCAGATACCATACCTCTAGCACCTCCATAAGCACCTATCATAAACGCATTAGTATCTCCGTATGAAAATCCGCTATTTACTGGTATGTTGCTTACATCATAATAAGTATCATCAAACATTCCCATCTTCTATCTCCTATATCATGTTTCTAGAATAATGTCTATCAGTCGCTAGACCGCCTGCAGCACTTTGAAATAGAGTACCTTTAGGCTGAGCTTTAGGAGTATAACCGACATTCCCCGGTTTATAACCTCCAGCTCCATATCCTTTAAAACTTCTTAAAGCATCACCATAACCCATATATCTTCCCATCATTCCTTTAGCACTAGCTGTAGCAGCTCCAGATAAATATTGAGAACCTAGCATAGCTGGTCGGCTTAACAGCTCACCTGCTCCTAAGCCTAATTCACCATAAGCTAGAGGTTGTTGTCCTAATTCTACTGCTGCACCAACATCTCCAGATATTCTACCTCTATAATTATCTATCATAGTTTGTACTCTGTCTGAAGCAGATTGTCTAGATTGAAGTCTTACATTACCTTGAGCTTGTGCTAGAGCTGCTGCTCTTGCTGCTCCTCCAGATGAACCTAACATACCTTGATTAACTAGCTGAGCATCTAGCTGTTCTCTAGCTATTTCTTGTTCAGGTTTTACTAGAGCCATCTCCTGTTCATAGAATCGCTGTGCTGCGTCTTGAGGACTGCCTTCTAAACCTGCTAGATAAGCTCTATTAGCATCTGCTGAAGTAAGGAAACCTTTTTGTTGTGCTGCTAATTCATCAGATAAGCCTAATCCTACTACCTTTCCTTCACTGTCAAATTGAACACCACCTAAAGAGCCAGTAACATCCCAAGGTTTTGAACCTTCCATCGCATAAGCAGCAGCAGCTTCTTGTCCTGCGGTATTAGCTGCAGCAGCTTTCTTAGCTCCTCGTGCTTGTATAGCACCACCTATCGCTGATGTTATTAAACTCATAAAATCTACTGCCATCTCTATCTCCTAATTATTATTGACCTGAATATGTTACTTTAATGGTTGAACCACCATTTCCCGAACTAGGAATACTAAAACCCGATGCACCTGTTACTGTGTTTCCTACCCAAATATTATGTGAACCACCTGTATTACTAGCACCTGTTCCATCTGAGTCTGTTCCGTATTGTGCTTGATTGTAATATGAAACATAAAAACCAGCAGCTAAATCTATTACTAAAACTGAATCAGCACCGCCACTACCAGATGAATAACTTGGTTGTGAGTCAAATGCTAATGGATAATTACTATAGTAAGTTGTTCTAAGGTTATCTATATTTCCATTATTACCCCAACTATAAGTGAATATTTCAGTTCCTGGTGTGTATGGATGTCTTGTCCAAAGTTTTGTACCATTCAGATAAACATTATCCATAGCAGTACCATTGAAATTAACATCGTGAACTCCAGTTAATTCAGTACCATTGAAATAAATACTTCCCATATTATGTAGTAACTATATACAAATCCCCACCAGAGGTGTAAATTTGTGCGTGTCCAGCAGTACCATTGGCAGAGCGTAGTGCAGCGTGTGTCGTAACATCTGCATCTATCGCTGCTTGTACCATAGCACAAGAAGCTGCTTGTGTTGTATTCGTTGAAGTTGCTGCTGTAGGAACAGTTGGTATTCCAGTTACAGTAAGTGTTCCACCTATCGTAGCATTTCCTGTAATTGCTGCTGTTGAAGAAAAGGTGGCTGCTCCTGTAACTCCAAGAGTTCCAGCTACAGTAGTATTACCTGCTATAGTTGCATTATTCATAGAGAATGATTCACTTGCATCTCCATTAATATCTGTCTTAGAATTAACTGCTGTTCTTACAGCTGTAAATTCTGTATTAAAGTCTGAACCCGATATTACTTTTGCACTATCCGAGTCAGAGAGTGCATCCTTACCAGACCAGTTTACTGCTATAGTATAATCGCTCATCGTATTTTTCCTTCCTTATGTAAAAGTGTTAAGTCTTGAATCGAAGCATCATATCCATTCGATGTTATAGACAAATTAAGTTTCAAGTGCTTGGCACTTCCTGTTAATGGAGTTTTATATTCATTTAATCCATATATAGGTGTAAATTTAACATCACCATATAAAGAGGTAGATGCTCCCCATAATGCTACTGTTCCTGTAGTCACAGGATTTAAACTTATAGCAGTTGTTGGAGATGGTTCAGGACTAAAATCTTTATACCATTTCAAACCTAATGTAGCTCCTGAGCCACCTTCTAAAACAAGTATCATTCTTTTTAATAAAGATGCTTGTACACCTTGTCCTAAGTTAAGCCATATAGAAGATATATCACTAGCATAAGAAGCATTAGTATAAGATGCAGCACTATTTACCCAAGCTAAATCTATATCGTGATAACCTTCATAGCCAGCAATACTACCATCTTTTTGTCCTACTAATAAACCGCTATATAAAACTGTATAAGCTAAAGATGCAGGTTCTCTATCATTATCAAAAGTCCAAGTTGTTATTCTAGGCACTTTATTAGGAGTGAAATGTTTAAAATCAAAAGCATAAGTTATGTTTTTATCAACAAAACTTAATATATACACTCCTTCATTCTCTATATAAACTGATTTAGCATTAGTGCTTTGTGAAATATGTCTAATTAATGTATCTTTAATGTTAATACTATAATCAGTTAAAGGTAACTTATCTTTTTCTGTTGTACGACTTAAAGAACGCAGTCCTGTATCTGAAAGAAAGACTAAGTCATCACCTACAGCTTGTACTGTGTCTCTATTTACTAAACCTATACCACTAATAACCTCATCTAGAGTAGCATTAGCTATATCAGCAGGATTATCATATATAACAATGTTATTTTTACCGAATATAACCAATTTTCCAAAGAAAGGAGCTATATGTACTATCTCATCCGTACCCCAAACCTTTTTTAAATCTATTAATCCAGAACCACTACCAGTAAAATCATCACTATCTAGTAAAACTGAGTAATAAATAACATCTTTCTCTTCTGTAACACCACCTACATACATTCTACCATAGAAACCCATACCGCAGCTTGGGTCAAAGGTAGTTACACCAGCAGGTTTGGTACTATTATTAAAAGCTGCCCATTTAGAACCAGAACCTAAAGCACCATCATATCTTTGAGGTACAATTCCTGCATGAAAACAATTCAACCTACCATTAAAGTTTACAAACTGCCAAGCACCTGTTGAATTTGCTACAGTATGTTTAACATCTGCACCAGATGACGGAAAAGCTGTATTAGGTGAAGTAAAATCTATCGTATATATAGATGTACCATGACTAGCAAATATCTTATTTGTTCCTTGGTCTTTATGTTCTGTTATAGAGGCTATTGCTGTACCACTTGGAACAACCTTTTGCTTTAATCCTTTTCTAAAAGATATTCTTCCAGACTCTCTAAGCATTATATTATTAGCTGAAGTAAGCCAAGTAGTATCTAAAGTAGCTGGATTATGTTGTGTATTTAATCCATTTACTCCTAAATTAGGTAAAGGTTGATAAGCTAATTGCTTTGCCATTAGTGAATACTACCTATAAACCAATCAGATTCAAACTGTACATTACCACTATCCATCATAATAGCCTGACTTATAGCTGTAGCAGCTTCTTCTGCTATTATACTAGCCTGAGTACCTCCATCTTCTCCTCTTTCAGCTACAGCTCTTGCCCAAGTTCCTAAAATTAATGGCTTAGTAGGTATTTTTATAACTGTAGCAGCACTTGTTAGTACATCCTGATATTTAACCATATCAAATGAGATAGTATGAGCTTCTGTAGGTATAGGAGATAAGTCTACTTTAAGATTATTAGAACTATCTGCTCCATTAAAACCATAATACAAAGGCTCACCTGTCGGGTCAGTAGGATACCTAATATTATTAAGATAAGCTTTGCTTACTTGTATTAGTTGAGTGCCTGTTGAATTATTTACAACATCTAGTATCTTAAAATCCTGTCCTGAGCTTAAGTTATAGTTTTTAGTTGAAGCTACAGTAGCTATATCAACAGTTGCTCTCAATACTAACCAATCATGATAAGATTCTATACTTCTTTTAGAATCATTAACTAAAGCACCTATAACTTTCTGATATGCTGAGACAGTTGAGCTATCATTTATAGCTCCAGACCAATCAGAAGAGATAGTATCTTCTCTTAATCTTATTAAAACTTCATTAATTGCTTCTCTAAATGTCATATTATCTTCCTTTAGCTAATTGTGCTCCGAAATAAAACTCTATTATCATTGTTGCCCACCCAAATATTTCATCCATCTTGAGTAATCCATCTACAGTAGCGTATTCTATTACATCTGGTGTGAATTGAAAACCTAAGAAACTAAATCCCTCA